CTACTCTATAACTTCATACTTGCTCAGATTGGGAGCATCTGTATCCAGCTCTTTTACATATCTGCCCTCATCATCTACAAAGAAATAAAGCTTTTCGCTTGCATCCTCTATATAGCTATTCCTTGCCATAAGACCTGACTGAGTAAGGTAATAAGATTTGCCGTCAACATCCACCCACTGCCCCGATATCATAGCGCCGTCGTTAGGATTCATATAGTACCAGTCTCCACTCTGCTTGAACCAGCCTTTTATCATATAGCCTTTTTGGTCGAAAACATACCACCTGCCGTCAATATATGCCCATCTACCTGCTATATAGCTGTGTGGTGTGTCCGCATACCACCACTGGCCACCCTTGGATTTATTCCACCCAAGCGGATACTCTACCTGTGCAATTCTGCTCTTCTCTGCTTTTCTGCCATCCTGCAAGGCTATAGCGGTATGGTGAAACTCATATAAAAGCACGTCTCCTCTTCTCAAATATTCATCAGATAGCAAGTACTTAGGAGCGGTTAAGAGTTCAAACTCTCCTGTTCTGAGTAATGCATCGGCCTCATTGCCTGTGTAGATGTCACCCGATACTTTTATGCCCGCTGCATTAACACATACAGCCACTAAGGCACTGCAGTCGGTCTCACAAGGAATCTTTATATCTTCTATATTCCAACCGTTTGCCTTTGCAAGGCTGTATAAAGTCGTTCTTTGATTTTGGTCGTATCCTATACAGTCATTCCTGCAGGCCTTCTCCATAGCTGTAGCTATCTTCTCTGCTATACTTGGATTCTTTGCCCTTAAAACTTTGTTCCAAGGGCGGTTGTACCACTCACGAATTGCGACTTCTTTGCCGTCCTGATCTCCTGCAATTCCGCCACTGTATCGCATTCTTTCATCTCTGCTTGCTTGTCCTATTTTTATCATACTTTACTCCTTCCTATCCAAGATTTTTTATAATCTCTTTTTCTCTGTCGCTTAACTTCCAAAAAAATCTTTGCTCCTGCTCCCTTGCCTTTTGCTCCCTTGCCTTTTGCTCAAGTGCCTTTTGCTCTGATATCAAATAACCTGCTCCAAAAAGTGCCTTTTTAAGCGGTCTTTGGCTATCTAAAGTTCTTGTAAAAGATAAATCTTCATCACTAAAGAAAAATTCAAGACCTCTATTGACTAACTTTGCCAGCTTTGTGGATGTAATTACGTGGTGGGGATATTCGTATTTTGGCAAGCTTGGCTTTTCTTCCACTTTCTGTGCTTTTATAATCGCAAGCCTCAACTCTTCAACGCTTCTAACCTTGTATTTGTCCATATTTGTGACGAAGGAAGTTGAAATATTTGCACCATTTTCATATATAATTTTTGAGTCGGTAACGATAAAGGATCCTGAATGACTTGAAAAAAGTGTTAATTGCGGTGCAAATAAAAAGAACTTTATATTTTTTTCTATGTACCATTTGCAAATTTTTGTTAATATCGAAAATGGCGGATTATCTATCACGACACAATCTGCAGGATAGTCATAGCTTTCATAATCACCGCCCGGATAAAACGGCCTTACTATCTCTTTGCCTTCAAGACTATATTCCTTTACCGCCCAATTTTTTACCGCCTCGTATACTGCAGGCGGAGTGTAGCAGTCATCTGTGGTCTTTTTAGGCTTAAATTTTTCTACAAATTCATCGTATGTCTTACTTTTTGCCATTACTTTTTGAATTTCCTTTCCAAATTAAAAAGAGGGCTTTGCAGCCCTCAAACTTCAATTATAAATTTTTCAAATCTTTGTAATATGCATTTGAGCTTATGCCCAAAATTACGCCCAAGAACGCATCTACTGCAGTAATTGTGCCCACAACCTGCTCACCATATGGCAGATTCCAAATGCTCGCAAGTGCGAAATAAAGTGTACCCGCTGCCGGTAGTAAAAACTGCGCTACCCACTTTAAAAAATCATAAGTATTCTTGCTAAATTTCATCTTATTACTTCCTTTCTTTTGCTTCTCTAAATTTTTCTTTTATAAACTCCGTCTCTCCGTCTATGTAGTGATTTCTTATATTATGCCTTTCGCAATGGTCGTAATATCTACTTACCACCCCTAAAGCGCTTTCAAATTGCTTGACTGAGTACTCTTTACCAAGTCGCAAATTTTCTGAAAAGTCAATAATTTGGTTACGCATATCGACCGCACGCTTGTCGTTTGTCTCTTCTTCAAAGCGTGTGAGCCTGTCGCTTATATCCTTAACCTCTTCTTTTACTTGCGCACTCTGTACAGCTATTTCGTCAAGCTTTTCTAAAGTTTCTCTGTTTAAAATCGAACCCATCCACTTGAACATGCGACTAAGTGGATGCAGGGGGATTTTTTTGTTGAATTCTATAATTATGCTAATCGCACCGATTGCCCACGCCATCAAGGAGGCTATATCTTTCACTTGTAAGGCTAAAAGCCACTCATTAAAAGGTCTCAATTGTAAAATCCCCCTTGTGGCTTACTCTTCTATATGCTCAGCGTTTGACGGTGTGGCCAGTGGCGCATTGTCGTCAGCAAGCTCCGGATGGCCTTTCTCTATAAGTGACTTTTTAACACCCTTTTTGAAAAAGATAAGTACATCTTTGTATCTTGTCTCTCCTTTAATAATTGATGTTGCAAATATGTCGTAAATTGGCTTCATTTCTTTTACTCCTTTCAAAAATAAAAAAGAATGCATACGCATCCTTAATTTTCTTCTTCGTTAATTCCACTTGGCGGTGCAATAGCCGCTATCATTGTTGCACTTGCAAGTATAGCCGCCCTCATTTCTGCCGTTTCTTCTGACCTTTTGTGGTTAAGCTCTTCAAGTCGCTTATTTGTCGCCTCCAACTCCTCATGCAACTTAGCCATGTTGGCCATCGGGGTCGCGCGGGTTACTGCAGTATGCTCTTTTCCGCTTACTTCAATTCTGTCAAGCACTTCGCCTTCTGCTATTTCAAACGTGCCAAGCTTAAGCGCTTTCAAGTCCGACTGTTCGGACACTATGGCTAAGATGTCACCGCTTGACGTGTACAATACAGTGTACTTCATGTTTGCTCCTTTCTTAATTTATAACTTGAATGCTATTTACTAAAACTGTTGCATGCACCCAACCACTGCTATATTCATGCTGTATATTTCCTAGTAAAAAGTACAAAAAGTGTTGCCCTTGTAAGTCCGATACATCAAGGGTTAGATATTTTTGTGTTTTATCGCTCAAATTTCCTGCATTTCTGCTTGTTGATGTCATCACATGACTGATGAATCTTGCCCTTCCCCCTAAATTTCTTACAGGGTAGTCACTCAAAGATTGCGCTACTTCTCCCCCCACATTTGCCGTTGAAGCAACTCCAACTTCAAGTTCAATTTTGGCAGGTTGCGCCTCTGTTCCGTCGCCTTTAAAGTTAAAAACCACAAATCCGACTTTTATCTGTCTGAAAGGTGTTAAATTTATAGAGTTTGAAAGCACACATCCGATATCTTCAGCACTTCTCTGACGAGTATTTTGGTAATAAGTGTTCAAAAATTTTATTCCGCCATCATTCACCCCCTCACATCTGCGAAGGCTGTCTCTTAAGTCGTAATAGCGATTTATTCCGTTTAAAACAAAGCCTTTTTTAGCCACCCCTGTCGCAATCGTTCCGTCAAAGGTGGCACCTCTAAAAACCATTCTGCCACTTGAATAATCGGGCATTGTACCTGTAATTCCTGCGAAATTTTCGCCTGCACGGAGGTTGTGTGGTAATAAATTTGACATTGGGAAGAACACATAATTGGCTCCTTGTATATATGAGTCGTTTTTTATGCCGACTACAATGCCTCTTCCTACTCCCGGCAAATCGTAAGCAAATCCCTGCCCTGAATGGCTTTGGTTTGCAATCGCCACATCACCCACCGACGGCGACCATATTGGAATTTGTCCTTGTTCACCGCAGGTGTTTGTATCGCTCAAAGTTTTTTCAGGGTGGTAATTTACCGCCTGCTTAACCTTTGCAGTTGGCACTATCACATAAGGCTTGTACCCACCGCTTTTGTGATAATAACCCTCTTCTACTCTTGTAAGATATCCGCCCTCAGGTGGATAGTAGCTAAATTCAGAGCTGTCTGGACCTTTATAGCCACGGATGGGGATTGTACCTTGTATCGGCTCATCATCACTGTCCCTTGTCAAAGCTGTCACACCCTGCAGGACTTGATTTTTTGTCGCTGTCACATCATCAGAGGACACTCCTCCAACTCCGCCGCTCATCAATATCGCTTCAGCCATATCAACCTCCTTTCACCGATAGCCATATGTCCTGTATCGGCTTTTTTCTAAAGCTTTTTACAAGCATATATCCGTCATATGTCTCAATCTTATCTATACAGCTATACGCTTTCCAACGAGCTTTAATAGTGCCGATATCGGTAAGATTATCTTGTAATTTATGACTGACAATCGGGGTATCGCTTGCCTTTAAGCCTGCCACCTCTATTCGTGCCGTGTAGGGCGCTGTGCCACTGAAAGCACTTGCCCTAAGCTGTACAACTCTGACCTTTTTAAAGTAGTCCTGCAGGTACTTAAGGCCACCGACTAAGGCGCTTAAAATGCTTTTTATGCTTCTTTTTGCCTCTATTTGCTTTAGATCCGATATTGCAGCAGGCTCAATCCATGCAGGGGGCATGGTTACATTCGCTATTGCTCCATCATTTGCGCTTACTTTGCCATCTGATAATTCTTTAAGCTTTGCATCTATAATGTCCATAGACGGGCTTATCGCCTCTTCTATGTTTGCAAAATCTGATAATTGCGGCTTATTTAGTTGATAAAATCTCGTTTTTTGCATTTTTTATACCTCCTGCCATTTTTTATCGTCGTGTATCCTCTTCCATGTGTCTGTAGTAATCTCTGACCATCTTAAAGTTTTAAAGCGCTCCCAACGGTTAAATAAAGCGTATACATTTACAAGCATATTTGCCGGTACTCTCTTGCGTATCAGGTCGAAAATTACATCAATCATCTGTATTGATACGATTTTTACACCGCAGTCGACCGTCTGCCTTGAGTTATCCACTTTTAACTTGTAGTTATCCCCACCGCAAACAAGTTTGAGAACCTCATCCAGTTTATTGTACGTGTATGGTAAATCGGACACACGATACCCACGTATGCGGTTGACTCTATCCTCTAAGCTGTCAGCCGGATTTACTACTATATGTAGTAGCTCTTCCCACTGTGCGCACTCACTTTCGTCCATAGTGACCAAAACCCTGTTAAGCTCTTCTCTTTGCAAAGATGCCCACGCAAGCCTTAAGTACTTGTCATAAGTCTTTGCAATCTTTTTAAATTCCTCTATCTGTGCTATGTGAAGCGGTAGATATTGAAGTGTATCAACCTCTATCATGTCAGTACCACCTCTCCAAGCTTTGGAATTTCGTCACTCTGCAAAGTTAAATTGCTTCCGTTGCCATTTAAAGAAGTATTATTTACATCAAGTACACCCTGCACATCCAATATTGCCGACTCAAGTCTTGAGATGTATACGATTGCTTCAGTATGCTCATCGCCTTCCTTCCAAGCCTCCGCGATACCTTTTAGATACTCTTTTATTTTTTCTTTTATCTTCTCAGACAAATTACTGCTTGAGTATCCTGCTGCGTATGTGATTTGAGTACTTACACTTATGACCACTTCTTTTACTGACTCAATAGTAAGGTTATGGCCAATCGGCGCCCATCCGTATCCGCTCCCCTTCGCGGGCACAGCTGCCGCCCTTATTTGATTGATAAGATAGTCACTGACTGCAGTATAATCTGAAGATATCAGCACAGCTTTTACTGTTCCCGCACCTTGCCAAGTCGGATATATCTTCGAGCCTCCAATCCCCTGAATGCTTGCGAATTTCTCTTTATATGCCGCGATATTGCCTGCAAAACTTTGAGATGTGAAACTCTGTATATATCGCTTGTATAAAGAGTCCTTGTCCTCTTCTTCATCGCCTGCTACAAGCAACTCCGTGACTTTTGCCGACTCTAAGCCGTCTATATAGTCAATCGCTATAAGGTCGCCTTTCAGGGTATTCGCTCCGGATCCTGTCTCTTCCACCTGCATTTTATAGTGATGTAAGCTGTCATTTATGACTTCCACCGCTTTGTAATTATAGCCTTTTAAGCTAAATCTTGAGCCAATCGGTATAGCTGTGTTAAATTCAGCTTTTACGTATGCATTAGTCGACTCTTTTCTGACTATACCTCTATCAAGTGCAATCATCTCAAGATGCTCAATATCTGCTGTACCGGCATGGCTTTGCTCTATGATATAGTCAAGCTGTATATACAGCTTTTCAATCTCATAAGCTAGGGCGGATAAGGCATTATGTACAAGACTGCCTTCTACTTTTATGACTTCATCACCTATGTCATTTTTAGCATCTGCCAATATACTCTTATAAGTCTTATCTTCGTACACTCTCATCCACCTCCAAACTTCCAAATTTTGTCACTACTCTGAATTTTATATCCAAGCTGTCAGAATTTCTTACAACTTCAAAGTCTTCTATACCTTCGATATATTCATTCATAAGAAGCGCATCCGTCACTTCGCTTTCGCAATCAGTATTTATATACTCATCACTAAGCACATGGCCAATATATTGTTCGAAAGATGCGCCATAATCGCTTGAGTATATAGCGTGCCTGAATCTCTCAGTATGCATACATAGCCATATCCATACTTTTATAGCTTCAAGGCCTTCCACTATCTTGCCTGTAAGCTGTCCTGTTGTGAAGTCAATACCGTATTCACGTGGTACTTCTATGACCTTGTTTTCTTCGCTTTCCGCTATATCTATATTGCTAAGCTCTTCTAAAAAAGAAGGTAAGATACTCATAGTTTCACCATCTTTCCAAGTACAATATAAAGGCTCGATGTGTAGTCNNNTACTTTCATCACCGCCACTTTATCACCTGCTTTTAGCGGACTTACATATGTACTTTTATCTATCAAGGCACCACCTTCAGGGCACTGACCTGCCACAGCGCTTGCAAGCTTTACAGTTAAGGACTCATCAAAAAGAAGGTCTTCAGATGTAAGTACAAGGTCGCCGATTTTACAAGAATTTTCGCTTACCATCTCCGCAAGCTGTATGCCTGCCGAAGGGTCACCCTCGTCTCTTTCTAAAAAAGCATCAGTCCAACTCATATCATCCACCTCCATTCCTTGCTCTTGACTCTGCTACAGCTTTTCTTATAGCCGCAATCTTCTCTTGTCTCTTCTTTTCGCCTCTCTTCATGCCCTTGCCCTTCTTTTTGCTCTTTTCTTTTGTAGCTTTCTTTTCTTTTTGCTGTGTACCGCTCTTAGTCTGAGCTTTTAAAGCCTTCTTCTCCTGTTTGTTTTCTTCTCTCTTTTCATTCTTAAGTTCTTCTTTTCTCTTCTCTTCAGCCTCATCCTTCGCATCCCTGGTATCCATCAGACTGTCAAATTTGAGTTCAAGCTCCATTTTGTGCGTGCCGTTTTCAAATGTATGAGTATCTGAAGATATCCAGTACTTACCCGAAAGCCTTGTGGCTGTATCTTTTACCTCTACAAAGTAGCAAGACAAGCAATTTATATCGCCTATTGCCGATATTTTTATAGACTGAGAAGGCTTTACTTTTAAAAGATTGTTTGCCCCTGTAGTCGGATCCACGCCATCCTCTTTTGAGTATATCTCTTGAAAGACTCCGAACTTCTTCAAGCTTTCACCATCTTTTACTTCTCCGATTTGCTTTCCCTTGTCGTCAAATATAAGAATTTTATTCTTAATTTCATCCATGCTTTCGGATATGCTACTTGCAAAAATGTTTGAATTTTCAGAAAGCGTAAAGCCTTTTACAGCCCATTCAGTCTTATATACTCCAAGTCCACGCTTATATATCATCGCAAAGTACTTATCGCCCGTGATGCGATGCGCTCTTGTATATGCAGCCATTACAATGTCGTACATCTTCATCTTGTCGCATATCATACTTGAGATATTGACACCTGTAGGATGCAGGTGCCTTATCGGTACTTGTATATCTGCACATACTTGAGCCACTATCGCTTCAGCTGTAAGATTTTTGAAGTTATATTGACCTGTGGACTCAAGTAGATGCTTCATCATGTCATAAGCTGTAAAGGATATCGTGCCGGTCTGACTTGATTTTTCTATGCCGAAAATCTGCCCGAAAAAGATTTCGCCTTCTTTCGCATCCTCAAGCGTTATATAGTCTCCAGTCGCGATATTTGGAAGGTTTACGGTATTATCATAAGGCGCATTTATGTAGTCAAAATCTACACTTCTTGCCGCCTCACTTGCCGAACCTTTCCACACTATCCTAGATACTGCATTCGTGATGTTGTATATAACTCCCGTATCTTTTATAAGATTTATCTTCATAGACTACCTCACGGAACTACTAAGACTGTGCCGTCTCTTATAAGGTTCGGATTACTGCCGATAACACTCTTATTTTGCTCATATAAAGCATGCCAATCTGAAGAACCTGTAAGCTTTCTAGCTATAGAACTTAAACAGTCACCTCTTTTTACTGTATAAGTCTTCGGTTTTTCTCTTGTATCTTCTCTTTTTGTAGCATCCTTTGACGCTGCATCACTACTTGCAGCCTGTGAAGTGTCTCCACCCGTGGCGCCCGATTCAGCCACAACGCTCGATTGGCTTATCGCTATCTTTCTATGCTCTTTTAAAGTTATAGAAAAACTTACATCTCCCGTGCCGTCATCTTCTCCCCATTCGAAAGAAGTTACCCTGCAAGGGAAGTTTACAGGTGTTCCTGTTATTATTATCTTAGTCGGACCGCCTGCCATTATTCTTTCTATTTGCTTGACATACTGCATAGGATTTTTAATTCTTCTAAATTCACAGTATCCGGAGTTATACCGCTTAGGGAAAAAAGAAGAGAAGGAGACTGTTTTCAGTCCCCTCATACCGCCAAGGTCTACTTCTCCAAGGGCGTTTATATTTACAGTCTCAACGCCCCTGCTTCCTTGGATTTTATATTCTGAAGGAAGCACTGGAAATCTTATCGGGCTGCTACCTTTAAGCCATATTTGCATTAAAGCTCATACCTCCTCTATTATTCTTAGATGCTATAACTCTTCTTGCTACAGCATCGCCTATCTTTTCTATGTCCGCTTCTTCTCTTACAATGATTTGGTCTGCAAGCTTTGGAATATTGATATTAGTGATACCGCCTGCCTTGCCCATTCTCACGCTTTCATCGTGCGGATATATCCTTGAGCCGTGTGGAAGGTCGATAATCTCTCCGCCTTTTTCGCTTACCTGTACAAGACCGCCCATCCAGTTAAGGTCACCTGTGGCCTTTGCGGGCACACTTGCAGCAGACGACTTTCCGCCACCCGTTACAAAGCTTGCAAGGCCCTTCGCTCCGTCAATTACTCCGCCGATTGCACTCTTTAAAGTATTGAGAGGTGCCATAATCATCTTTACAATACCCGCAAAGAAGTCCTTGATACCTTGCCAAGCCATCTTCCAGTCACCTGTGAAGACTCCTTTGATAAAGGTTATAAGGCCTTTAAACGCTTGCATGATGCCTTTCACATAATCAATAATGCCATTTATTAGTCCTGCAAACGCCGATATCGCAATACCTGCCGCTGCTGCTATGCCGTGGCCAAGCACGTCCATCACTACCGCACCAACTTTTTGAATAATTGGAATAAGTGGCATTATCTTTGCTTTTATAGCTTCAAAGTTCGCCTTCAGCTTCTGCATTGTCGGAGATGTGGTATTTAATGCAGCCTTAAAAGTATTAAAATGTGTAATTATTGCAACCACTACCACAGTAATACCAACTATCGCCGCTATCACAATGCCCGCGGGTGATGCTATCGCGGCTATTGCGGTTCTTAAGATACTTCCGCCTGCCGAAAGCCCACGGAATCCCCTTGTAGCGATGCTCGCAAATCTTCCCAGTTTTGCGAAAGCACCTCCGACCTTGCCGATTGTGCTTACCGTTTTACCGAAAAGTAAAATAGCGGGTCCGACGGCCGCTGCCATTGCCGCCCACTTTGCAATCTGCTTTTGCTGTTCAGGGCTCATCTGATTAAATTTATCAAGTAATTCTGTAATTTTATTTATAAAAGGTACCACTGCATCGGCTATCGCGGAACCTGCACTATACTTAAATACGTCAAATGACGACTTAAGTCTTTCTACAGCACCACCCGGACCGCTCATAAGCGCATCGGCCATCTCTTTTGATGCACCTGTTGCGCCTTCTATGCTGTCTTTATAGCCTTGTAATGCTTCAGTTCCTGGACCGTTTATCAAGGTTACCCACTTTGCAGCCTGATTCTTTCCAAAGATAGCGGCTGCGGCCGCAAGTTGTTGTTGGTCACTAAGTCCTGCAAAGCCTTTTTGCAGTGTTCCGATTGTCTCAGGCATGGACTTAAGACTTCCGTCTGTATTAAAGACATTTATACCCAAAGCTTCCATCCATATTGCGCCTTCTTTTGCGGGGCTTGCTAACCTCATAAGACCGGTATTAAGTGCGGTAGCTCCTTCAGATGCTCCGATGCTATGGTCACCAAATACGCCCGTAAGTACAGCCAAATCGGAAAAACTCCATCCGACTGTATTTGCTGTAGAGCCTGCAATACTCATAGCATCAAACAAACCTGTTACGTCCGTATTAGCCTGCGCTTGCGCTTTGGCCATCATATCAGCATAGTGCGTCGCTTCATTTGCATCCGCGCCGAATGCCTTCAAAGTATTTCCAAGACCGCCCGTAACCATCGTAAGGTCTGAAGCCGTACCCGCTGCAAGGTTCATAGCAGGCGAAATCATATCCGCCGCCTGTGCCGCATTAAAGCCTTGTCTTGCAAAATTCAAAGAAGCATCTGCCGCGTCCTGCATGCCGAAGGTTGAGTTTGATGCCGCCGTTTTTATAGCGCCTTCAAGCATCTTCGCGTCCTCGGACGTGCTTCCCATAGTCTTTCCTACAAGCTTAAGCGTCTTATCTACTTCGCCGAAGCTTTTAAAAGAAGTGGCGCCAAGTCCCACAATTGGGACTGTGACGCCTGCTGTAATCTTTGCGCCAAGGTCGCTTATACCCTTGCCCATCTTTTCGACACTCTTCCACGCTCTTACACTTGCAGCAGTACCGCTTGAAAGCGTACCCATAGCCTGTCTAAAGCTGCTTGAAAAATTGTCTAAAAACCGAAACTCAACATCTACTTGCCTTGCCATCAGTACGCCTCCTCTCTCTCTTTAGCGTCTTCTACTTCTTTTCTAATAAAGTGCTTTATAAGCAATTTGTCAGAAAAATGTGCATCAAAAAAGACCGACGGGCTCCAGTTATGATTTACAAATAAGTAATACATAGCTTGAAAGTCTGCATCGGTCTCTATGAGTTTTTTACATCATCGTAGTCAATGCCATCATGCTCATCGCCATCGTCAGAATCTTCTTTCGCTTTAAATCCTGAAAGCTCTCCGATTTTCTCTGACATTTTTACAAGTTCACCGCCCGGGAAAAGCTTTTTCGCGAGGTCTTTCGGTGTCTCTGCTCCAAAATGCTTCATCAGCTCTTTGTCTCTCAAATCAGGCTCAATGCAACCGTGAACCATAATCATCGCATGTGCTTCATACATCTTTTCATAATCAAACGCGCCAGCCTTATTTGTCGCACGTGACACAAAACTTGTATACAAATTTCCGCTTATTGCCTTCAATGTAATTTCCACATCATCGCCTGCAACTTTAGATAAACGCTCTGCCTTTACCTTTGCGGTAGGCACTTCCGCAAGTTTATCTCTATCAAGCTTCATAAGCTTTTCCATCAAAGAATTATTCATTGTTCATCTCCTTTTTACGCGTTTATATTGTCTAAGTAATCCCAATCCTCAAATGTGAAGCTGTAGGACTCTTCAGTGTTTTTCTGAACTTCCCAATCCATTAAGATAGCCTTATCAAATTTGCAGTGATAAAAGACTACTCTTTCGACTCCAAGGGCATCCGGATCTGATAGCTTTGTAATGATTTTAAAGTCAGGCGTCTGCCCTTTCTTTATCTTGTCAGATATTATTTTTGAAACGTTGCTTCTGACATGGTGAAGCTTTATACTTCCCTTGCCTTCAAGCTTAGTCATCTTCTTACCTGCAGTTAGGCTTCTAACCATTGAAATATCTGTATAAGACACAGTTACTTCGCCCTTGCATGACATCACTTCGCCAATGTATTCATCATCTACCCACAGCTCGCCCCATGTGCCGTTTATTACCTGATTTGATACAAACTTCTGCATACGCTACCTCCTTACACCGTAATCTTCAAAGTAACATCTTCGATTGCATCGACTAAAGACACTGTTGCTTTCAAAAAGAGCTGCGAACCCGTGTTCGCTCTCTTTATTTCCATGTCGTTGCAATCGTCAATATCCTTTTCGCTTCCGTCTTCCAAAATTACCTTTTTGCCCTGTGCCTTTAGCCACTGCTTTTGCCCTTCAATATCAATTTGACACTGTCCGACATCCAGCAAACCGTCATTTACAAGCCCCATAAAATAAGCATTTATTGCGGTTATAAGAAGGCACTTATTATCATAAGAATTCGAGAACTTACCGATATAGTTGTCCTCTATGGTCTTTCTGATGTCATCCTCCATCATGTCCATAGTCTCAACAAGTTTGATTTTCTTAAAGCTGTCGCCCTTTTCTGCAGATGTGGTGGTAAGTGAAGTCACAGCCCTATTAAGCTTGACCTTTTCGCCATCCCACAATGCTATAAGCTTACCCGCTCCGACTGCTTCATCCTGCTCCGTCTTTGTAAGTCTGCTTACGTCTACAAAGTCATTGAGCGGCGCATATGTACCCGATACGGTAAGGCCTGTACCTGCAAGCAATCCTGCAATTCTTGCACATCCCTGTTCGGGTGTTAGTGCCTGCTCCTTAGTTCTGTACAATGTAGACGACCAATTTATAATTCCTTCGCTGTCTGCTGCCACCTCCGGTAGTACTGCTTTTACAAGGTTGTGTTCGCTTCTTTGCTTCTTTGCCCATGTCACTATATCCTGAATCTTATTGTCAGTTTTCGCAGTCGGTATGGCCATGTATGTGAATCGTTCATTCTCGAAGTACTGCATCATGTCCTTGTATGACTTTGTCATATCTTCGGCCGTAGGCATAACATAAACGATAATGTACTTAGGTGCGTGGCTATATCCGATTAAAGCATCCTTAACGAATTGCTCATTTTCAGCGCTTAAAACTCCGTTTGGGATATCGCTAATACTCATAACCTTGAAAGTCTGCTGTCTTGTACCCTTTAAGACAAGGGCGACAATTCCACGCTCGCCCCTTGTCACCGCGCTTGCACCCTGTTCAGTAAAAGCGATCGTGATACTTGGTGATGTGAGTTTACTCATTTTTTATCTTCCTTTCTTTTCTATAGTCAAAGATATATCCGTGATAAGGTCGCCATCGTGATACTCTGTGCTTTCGTACCAGTCCAATTTAAAGGACATTTGCGGAATGTTGCCATGATCTTCGATATAGTCGTGCGTGTACTCTGTGACAAGTAGCCGCCTGTCCTTAATTATCAAGACCATTCCCAAGCTATCGAATATATTTTCGATTACCTCAAGCGCTTCCGTCTGCTTGGCTACTTTCTGCACGAAAGTGATTTTCACTGAACACGATTTATGCATCATGTTCTGGCTCTCTCTGTCTATACCAAATGGCACGACTTCAACAAAAAAATACGGAGGCACCGCATTATCTACAGTGTCGTTTCCGTATCTTTTAATGTTTGGATATTCTTTTTTTAAAATTAAATTTACTTCTTTGATAATGTCGGCATAGGTAATCATGAAAGCCCCCTATCTGCAAGGGCTTTGCTTATAGCCGACTGCATCATGTCAGGGTATTTGCTTTCATACTCTGCTCTTGTTTTTTCTGCGTAATGCTTACCCTCGACAAAGCCACCTGTGTCCACGCCATTTATAAACTTCCTATGTCCGTTTTCAACAAGGTGGAAGTGCGGGGCTTTATTTGTGACTTCAACGCTTGCAATCATTCCTGAAGGGCTGTAATTCTTCGTTGTTTTCCATCGTTTCAAGCCTTTTGCACCGCTTTTATAGCTTGATGGCATCTTTGCATTGCAATCTTTTGTCCATGCTTTCGCTGTTTTTACGATTGCATTGTTTATGTCGTCAGGTGCCCTAGATACCATGCTTTGCATATCTTCAAGCAGTCCATCAAGTCCTATAAAATGTATAGAATCCATTTACTCCCTCCTTTCTTCATGGTCTTTGTTTTCAGTACACATAAGTTCAAGATAATAAGAAGCCTCTAAGGGATTTACAATATAATTTATAAGAAACTGCCGACCTTGATACTCAATTACATCTTTTTCAGTTATATCTGTGTTTCTGATTGTAATTTTGTATACAAGCTTGCTAGTCGTCTTATAGTGTTCTAATTGCTCATTGCCTCTTAGTGGCCTTATTTCTGCCCAAACTCTTTTATACACCGCTAAAGTACTCACAATATTTGCAAGTTCATCTTCTGTCTCTATGTATCGCAATATATTGACTCTCTTATTAAGCCTTCCCGGGTTTATGCCTTTCATGTATCCCCCTTAAGCGCTTTTTTCATTTGCAGTTGCAAGATTATACTCTTGAAAGTGTATTCTATTGCCTTTCTTTGCTGTATATCAGACTGCATTAACTCTCTGTTGTCATACATATTTTGCACTATCGCACAAAAAAGAAGATTTGCCGTCTTATCCGTTTCGTCGTATTCGCCTACAGCGGACACGATATATTCTTTTGATGCTTCCATCATAGTTCTTATGATATTGTCGTCATCATCTCCGTCTACTCTTAAGTAGTCTTTGACCTGCTCAAGTGTCATAGGCTAATACCTCCTAAAAAAGCCCCTGCAGATGCAAGGGCTTAAATTCTACTAAGGTGTTACAGTTATAGTTCCGTTTACGAAAGCATCGGAATCCTTGATTTTGCAGTCGAATCTTTCGATGCCTCTGAACAATGTTAAATCCTGCTCAAATGCATTGAGCTGGCCAACTGCTGCCACATTGGAAGTCATGATATTAAGCTTCGCTCTGTCAAAAATCTTTACAGCTTCCTTTAAGTCGCCGATTACGAACGGCACCTTATTGGTCTTTGTTGCCATTACGGAATTTGGCACTACTACGATTGGGATAGTAGATGCGCCTACCGCAAGGACTTTCTTTGCCGGATCCTGAATGCTTGGTGTAAGCAAATATCTGCCATTCTTGTCAACAAGCGTATCAAGATACTGCAATCCGTCATCATTTGTCAAGATTGTAACGCTTCCCACAAAAGCAGAACCCAATGTTACATTGATGGCTTTCTTAATTCCGTCAAGGTTCTTCAAGTCTGTTTCTGCCTTTGTGCCGATTGCGGCAAGGATTTGTGCATTCTTTGTAGCAACATCTTCTTCACCAAGCCACTTTACAAGAGTATTTGTGATATTTGCATCAGAATCAGCAAGTAACTCGTTTGTAACCGGCATGTATCCAGCATACTTTTTAACATCATATGCAAGCACCTCGAATTGTGGTGTTTCAGTAGCTTGTATCTTTCCAGATTCCGCCACAGCCCTAAACCCTGTTATTTGCGCTCTTTTCTGATGTGTTCTTCTTCCGCTGTTGGTCTTTACTTTCTCAACATCTACAAGGCTTTCAAGTGAAAAAACAGCCTTCTTATACTGATTGATTTTTGTCTGAATGTCCTCAGGCACTGTATAACCACCGTCGGCCTTTGTACCCTCTGTCATCGTATTGGTGTAAAAACCATGTCTTGCTGCCTCTGCAAAATCATGCACTGCATCAACAACATTGCCTGCAGGCTTCTTATCATCAAGCTTTGCTGTACCGTTCTGCTCATCTTCCACCATGTCCTTAAGTATGTTGTACTGCTCCTGAAGATTAACAAGCTCTTCCTTTGCAGTCTTTGCATCTGTGATTTTTCCCTGCTCTGCAAGGTTCTTTACTTCAAGCTTCTTTGCATTTATTGCATCAAGTAATTCCTGTAAATTCATTTTTGCTCCTTTCATGCCCCGAATGTATCAAGGTCTTTTAACAAATTGTTTTTTGCTTCTTCAATATCAGCCTTATTGGCTGTATACTGCTGTATCATTTCGTCAGTAATCTTCAGATTTCCCATGTTATTTGTGATTACTGCCTGTCCGGATTGACTTATAGCGTCTATAAATCCCATTTCTACAGCCTTATCGGCTGTTATCCATGTTTCCGCATCCATCATTTTTATGATTTCTTCTTTACTCTTGCCCGTTTTTTCGACATAAGCACTTGCTAAAGCTTCATCCCATGCCTTTAATGTGTCAGCCTGCTTGCTAAGTTGTGCGTGATTTCCGCTTGTGTAGCTTACCGACACATCATGTATCATAAGCATGCCGACGGGTGATATTGTGCTTTTGCCCGCCATTGCTATGACGGATGCAGCGGATGCCGCTAAGCCTTCCACTTCAATATCTACATCATTGCGACTTCTAAGCACGCTATAAATCTCCTGACCTGCAAGCACATCTCCACCGCCTGAATTTATCTTGACTTGCAATCTGTCGCCTTTTGGCATCTCTTCGATTGCAGTAATTACATCTTTCGGTGTTGTACAATCGTATCCGAACCAGTCGTATATTTCTTTCATGTCATTACTGACAATGTCGCCTTTTATCTTAAGTATCATCTTCTTTGCCCTCCTTTCCGATATTGTATGCAGCTCCGACATTCGTAAGCGGTACATAATTTCCGTTTACAATTAACACATCGCCACCGTCCTTAGAGGGCAGGTCTAAAAGATGCCTGCCCTCATTCGGTGTATATATACCATTTTGGACTGCCGATGTTATCGACTGCATTTGTGTTTCCATGTTTGCCCTGAGAAGAACTTTTTCATTGAATTTATATATATATCCATCTTCTCTTTGCTTGTCTGTCAGGCACTTGTAATTAATTTCCTGCTCGTACTGATTGAGTCGGTACATCATTGTATCGACTAAAAAGCTAAGTTGTTGCGACTCTGAATTTGAGTAACTGCTCTTTTCATAGTCATTGATTTGGTTCGGCTTAACTCCGAAAGCTGCTGCAATCTGCAGTGCGCTGTACTTCTTAAGCTCCATATACTGAGCGTCTGCCAAGGTGTATGTAAGTGGTTCTAACTTCATGCCTAAAGGCAGCGCCACAACCTTACCTGCGTTATTTGCACCTGTAAGCAAGTCATTATATTGCTTTTCAAGCCTTTGCCTTAGTTTTTCATCTAAGTCACCCGTGTACTGCAGGACACTTGATGCAGTTAAGCCACTCTGATACAGCTTTTCAAGATATCTTTGAGAGTATCCGGCACCGTCAATCGTACTTTTCAGGATATCTCTGACTGATATGCCCATAACTCCATCCCAAGACAGCCAATTTTTTATGTGCAGCACATCTTCTTGCCTGAATATTGCGGTTTCGCCATTTTGCGGATTTGTAAACCTGTAGTATAGCCTGCCTCTGTCACCAAAAACCCCTGCATCATCCATGTATACAGTCACACAGTCAGATTTCATAATCCAGTAAGCTGTTTTTGGTATCTCACCTTTTTTCAATCCACTTGTGTAATCTCTTTGTATCCACGCATAAGCGTTGCCATAATGTTGGCAATTGGCTTCCATAGTGCTCCAAAAAGTTGACGGTGTCATTACGCTGTTAGGTCTATACAGTAATATATCGCTTGTCGGTGCTCTCACCCTTCCGCCTGACTCATCTTCTTGATAGAGTTTTAAAGGCATCTTGCCCATTGTCTCAGACAAGACTTTTAAGCAAGTGAAATATGTCGTCTCCGCTAAGGCTTTCGGCTTGTCGATATCAATACCTAGCCATTGCAGAAGCCTATCGCTTGCCGTGTCTACCGTCTCAGGCATAAGTAAGTTTTTTAAGTTATTAAAAAATCCCATTTAACCCGTCATTCCTTTCAAAAAATTCTCAATGTATTCGCTATAGCTTTCTGATTCAAAATTGTGATACAAAGCCAATTTAAACGCCCCAAGTGTGGCATCCACAGGGTCGATGCGCTTAGTAGTTGCGTCTTTATCTATCTTTATTAAGCCGTTGTTTGTCCTTACAACCGCATTAGACATAGCATAATTAAAAAGCGGATTATGTAAGTAAAGAACATTGCCCGAATAAACCTGCTCCCTGAACCCTTGTGTGCTTTCGTTCAAGCTCTTGTGACTCTGATACACTTCTTCGACTGTATAGCCTTCGTCTGATAAGTCCATCATTAACTTTGCGGCGTTTGCAGGGTCGAAACACAAGCACTGTATGTCAAGTTGATACTTTTCGCATTCATCAAGCACGTAACGCATTACAGTCGCTTGGTCGACTATCGGCGTATTTGTAAGCGTCAAGTATCCCAAACGCTCCCAAGCGTCATACGGTACCTTGTCTTTTATGATGTGTTCTCTAAGCTTGTCCACTGTCGGGATAAAGCTATGTGTCCAAACAGCGTAATTTACTATCTTCTTACTGCTGCTGTCCAGTTTATCGGTCTGAAACGGCACAATAAAAGCGACCGATGTAAGGTCGATTTTTGACGACATATCAAAACCGACATACACGGGTCGCCCTCTTAAGTCGATAGGGAATTCTTTGACTTCGCAAGCTTTCCATTTTTTCATGTCCATATAGCCGTTATTTGATGCCGATACCCATATATTCAAGACTTTAGTCATGAAGGCTATCATTTTTTCAGGTATCTGCTTGGCTATCTCATAATCTTCAGCTATCTTTTTTATACCTTCGTCGTAAAAGGCACGTATAGGGTTGGCTTTTTGCCAAGTTTCAAGCGCTCCAGGGTCGTCGCCCTTGTCAGCTTCGCAAATATCAATAAAGTATTCGTCATTCTTAACATCAACATCAGGATCTAAAACCTTTGAGCAATAATCATATTCTTGCGTGTAGCAAGGGTATGTTAAATCCTTGCCTGCTGTGGTGATTATCGTCAACATAGGCTCTTTTGTGTTTGAGCCAAGACCCAAGTCGTAAAAATCGGTCGTCTGGTGTTGATGGTATTCATCGAGTATCAAACACGCGGGATTCGTACCATCCCCCGTCTTGCCATCTTCTTTCGATAGCGGTTTTATAAAAGACCCCGTTTTGATGTGAACTATTTCGTCACGCTTGAAGTTGAATTTTGAACGCAATATTGAGCCTTTAGTCATCAGATTACATTCAGTAAATACAATTTTTGACTGGTCTCTTTTAGTTCCTGCAGTGTACACCTCATATGTCTCTATATTTTTTGTGGCTTGTATAGCTATCTCAAAAAGTGCTTCGCCTGCTTCCATTTGAGATTTTGCATTTTTTCTCCCAACTTCGGTAAAACTCTTTTTAAATCTCTTCTTTCCCGTCTCTCTGTGTACCCAACCATACAGCTGGCAAGCTCTGAACTTTTGCCACATAGTTAAATCTATCGGCTTACCTGCTAAAGCACCCTTTGAATGCCTTAGCAAAGCGAACCACGTAACAATTTTATTTGCGTTGTCCTCACTCCAAATATAAGGAAAGTCGGCTGTGCCTATTCTTTCCAAATCATCAAGAAATCTTTGACATGCCCACTTGTGTTTCTGCCCAGACGGAATTTCATCCGCTAAACACCTTTTTGCGTACTGCTTGATATCCTCCAAGTGGCTCATATCTATATGTCTCCGAATATCTGCATCAGGTTTTCTTCTTGTCCCTTCGCCTTTTCTGAAGCAATCTTTAATCTTGAGCTTGCAGACATGCCCAATGCGCTTCCGGAGGTGTCCATGTCTTTCTTTGCCTGCTCCAAAATTGCATATATGGGGTTCGGCTTTTCTCCTGAACTTGTCTTCACTGTCGGGCAGAAATCTTTTTTCTTTGTTTCCTTTAGCGCTTGCAGGTACATCGAATAGGCGTTTGCGTAGACAATCATGCTATTACGGTCTAAGTTGCCTATAATGTCGATGCTCTGCAGGTTCTTTCGCACTCTTTCGTACTCCCTTTTTGCTGTCGCATCTAAAAAGACCGATGAAGGAAGCTTTTCTAATTCATCCTTATCGGTCTTGACTAATGACTCTTCATATTCTCTTTTTGCCCTGACGTCCTTTTTAATATTGCCAGTCTGCATTGAAATTATTTTTCTAGGTCTGCCCATTCGCCCTCCTTCCTGCTCCTACCGTGAACAATTTTGTCCACTTTTGGCGACTATTTAGAAATTTATGTAAAGAAAACTGGGGCAGCGGTCGTTGTATACAATATACAAACTTTTTACTATCCCCCTACCCTATACTGCTATGTCTTTTTCTTTATCTCTTATATGCTTACCTGCTTGATTAAACTCTTTAATATCTCTTGTGTCCTTGCCTTGTCCTCCGCACTCTTTCTATACAGCGCATGAATTTCGTCATGGCTTGACCTTGACAAAGGTATTAAGTTGTCTTCTGTATAAAACAATTCCGGGTTGTCCTCGGCTGTAATGATGTGATGTACAGTGTGAGCGTACTCAATGCGTCCGTGTAAAAAAGCCCACGGATCCAAACCATTATATCGTGCAATGATAACAGCTCTTAGCGCTTGCCACCTTGCCCCCCGATATAATTTACGTGTACCTGTCGGGGGTTCATACTCCCTTTTGTACCCGCAATCACATTTACCGCCTGCCTCGTATCTTTTTCCGCAGTGTGTGCATCTTCTGTATATCATCTTTGTCCTTCTCTTTCTTTACATACAAAAAGAGACAGCCATAATCGACTGTCTCTTCTTTGGAAAAATACGTAGCTTAGGGGGTGTATGTCAACGTATCAAAAAAACTTATTGGGGCGGAAAATGTTTAAAACCGCCCTTTACCCAATAAGGAGAATCATGAAAAAATATCTTTGATACCTTTCACGTATACAGTATAACACTGTCAATAAGTGAATTTATATGACTTGTTTTAAAATCAAGCGCAATATCTTTCGCTGTGCAACCTGTCAAACTCTTTCAAAGCCTCTCTGTGAAGTATCAATACCCACCTTGTCCCGTAATTCATTTTCTCTGATATCTCCCCGAACTTCAATCCGGTTATGTATCTCATAATCAGCAGGCTTCTGTATCTCATATCCTCTATAGCGTCTATCTCTTTGCTTATCTTCTCTTGCAACTCTAGATATATTTTCATCTGCTCGCTAATATCTTTTTTTAGCTCTATCACTTGTATGACAATTACTGCCGTCTTGTCGTTATCGTGACTCGTCTCAACTTTGCAATCGCTTAGCGTACTACTTACCTTTTTTGACATTGCGTCAAGTCTTTCGCACTCAAGTCGCTTTGCTTCGATAAGCCTTTCTAAGTTTATCAGTTGACTAAGATATTCTTTTGCCGTCATTACTCACCTCTTTCCCACTCTGGGCATATCATCTTATCATCGACAAAATCACCGCACTGATCACTTCTTGTGCAAACACATACCCCTGCGTGCACAAAATGTTCTTTGTACCATGTGCAGTTTTTGCATGTTCTACTGCTGTCTTTTTCCGCCTTAATCCTTCTCATCTGTCTTTTCAGCTTCTTATCGACTATAAGTGACACAATCGTTTTGTCGCTCTCATCATCAAGTAGCTGTGTAAGCATAATATGCACATCTGCAATCTCTTCCAAAACTGCCCTTGAGTGGCTTTCTTTGCCATCAAGGATGTCTTTTTGCAAAGCCACGATAAGCTCTGCAAGCTCTTCGATTGTCTTAGATTTTTGATGCAGGATACCATAGTGCTGTAATATCTGCCTTGCTAAGTCTTCAATCATACCTTCTCGCCTCCACCCAATACCAATTAACAAGGTTTATAACTGCCTGTAATGCCTCTTCTCTAATCCTATCATCTGTCACATCATTCTCTACTTCAAATTCTATTTCTTTGCCACCGTCAGGAATATTTGCATTTGTGTATACAAGTATTTTTCTCATGCTTCACCTCTCTTTTTTAGCATACCTGCCTTTATCAAGTCATATAAAATATCTATAGCTGTGCGGTCGTCTCTGTACTTGCAGTTAGGCCTATTATGTATCCTTGAATCATCTTTTCGCCAGTCGTCAATTGCGAAGTATTTCGGGCTAACAAACATAAACTCGCAGCCTCTCGCAACACATAAATAATAACATTGCAAGTCCCTTGGAATTCCCCGGCACGGCTTAAATCCAAATCTCTCAAATTCTTCTATATCTACATTCGGTATTAGCATGTCAACTTCCTCCTAGCTCCCTTGGCCTTTTTGTTTTTTAATTCTTCTTTTCTCTTATCTTCCATTATTTTCGCTTTTTCACCTCTGTATCTAACTCTTCAAGCACTTTTATACGCTTGTCTCTCATCACCTTGAGCGCTTCGATTATGTCTCCGCAAGCATCGTCCTCATTGCCATAACAGCCAACTTCAAATTTTTCATCCATAATTCCTGAAGTATCGCTACCCCTTACGTATATAACACAACTATGCCTTTGCTCTATCAGATCTATAATCTTTTGTAATTCTTCCACCTTTAACACAATCTCATATTTCTTTTTTTGCATTTTGATAAGTTCTTTTAAATTATCTTCCATCATTTTATCCCCACTATTCGACTTGTATTTTCCCTTGCATCAAGTCTGGCAGTAATGCATCCCTAAACTCTGCTAAAATCTTATTTTCTTCGTTGTTCAAAAACATTATATGTTGCTTCCACATCGATACAAATACAGCAAGCAATTCAGGAAATGCTTTGTCGCTTCTACATTCGATTTTAAAAATTGCAGACTTTGTGAGAGATATATAATCTTCTTTATCTGCTTTTTCGCCCACCACCTTAAAACTTTTCTCGATATCACTTTCTTTTTTATTTGCATATGCATTGTATAGTCCTAGGGTTTTAGCCAAAGTCTCATTTACTGTAATCTTAAGCGCGTTTTTGCTCTGCATTATGCGATTGTAGTCACTTGCTATGTCTTTATAACTTCTGCGCACCTCTTCCGCCTCAGCAGACGTTATATAGTCCTGTGGCCTTATTGAGTAATCTTTACTTGCTATTGCGTCTATGCTTACGCATTTAGATATCCCCTCTATATCCTCGCAGTTTCTTATAATTGCATCTATCTTCTCTATAGCCTCGTCATTTAATACATTAACTTCTTTTTTGTATACTCTGCTTTCATGCGAAGCTCCGCCAAATTGTCCTCTTTGCTCCCTGATTTCTTTTTCGGCCATTTCTCTTGCGTCTACAAAAACAACTTTTTTCGTAGCCTTGTTTTTATTAAAAGACAAGATGCAAACAGGTATGCTTGTAGACTCAAACATGTCACCCGGCAGTAATATGACCGCTTCAAGGTAATTATCGCTTACAAGTATTTTTATTATGTCGCTTTCTACTTGCTTTGGACTCAACACCGAAAGCGGTAACAAAAAGTAAGACTTATCAGCTAAGTTTACACCTGTAAGCACAAAAGCATAATTTGCATTGTTTTTCGGTGGTATGCCATAACCCATAAATCTTTGGTCAAATCCTGCCATAACTGGTGGCTCCCACTTTAGGTTATACGGCGGATTTGATAACAATACACTTCCCATATCTCTCTCCTTTTTCAATCCTCCAACTTTCATATACTTCATTTTTCAACGCGTCCGCTCTCACCACTGTAGCCTCTATATTTCTTACCGTTAAGTTATACAGTAAATATGGGATTACATTCTCGTCTAACTCGTATAGCGAAAATCTTTGATTGTGATTTTCATTCCACTTTTGAATAGTTAAAGCACCGCTGCCCGCGCAAAGATCCATTACAACATCGCTCTCTCCTGACAATTTAGCTAAAAGCTTTCCAAGGCATGCCGGTGTATAATCTTGCTTCTTTTCTTTTCGGTCCGCTTCATGATATTGATAAATCTTTTGCAACCAATCTTTTGACAAGTCGCCATTTACAGCCTCTTCAAATGCCTGCATTTTCTCGCAATTGTCAAGATTTTCCATCAGTGCAGACCCTAAATCTTTTACTTCTGTAATTTCAAAAATCTCTAACACTTTCGCCTTTAATTCGCTAAGCTCCACTTAGTCATACCTCCTCCCGCTCTCTTTATGTATAAGCTTAACTCTGTCGCCAAGCCTAAAACCCGCAAGGTCGACAATATATCTGATATGTTTGATTAGTTCGTCATGTTCGGCCTGTTCTTTTAGTTGTCTTTTCTTAAACTCTTCCATGGATACAATCGCCTTATAGGCCGTGCTGTCCTTGTAGCCTTCTGTATTGTGTTTGATATCGCTACTCATTCGTCACCTCCTCCACCTCTGTCAATATTTCTTGTATTTCTCTTGCGTATCCTAGTGCTTCAATTCTCCTTTGACTTGCCCTTTTGTTAATCACCTCTATAGACTTTTTTGCTATGCATGCAAGGTCAGATGTGGACAAATCAAGACAAACATCTTCCTCTTGCCACCCCTCAGCGTGGAAAGTGATATAAATATTCTCGTTCTGCTCCCACCTTCTCAAGGACTCTATATCTGAATACGCCGCTTCATTTTGTTCTAGTTTGTATGTGATTTTGCACAACAAATTTCTAATCTTTTTAGCTTTCTCTTTTTCCATTTTTCACCTCACGTATAGTATTTTATTTCATTTCCCTTGCATATGTATTCATTTTTGAACAAGGGTTTTAATTCGCCATTTTCCTGTAGTTCATAAATCTCCATGTCCATCTCCTCGGCCATTTTCTTCTCAAGTTTTGCGCCTTTCGATTTTTTCCACCCTGCAAGCATGACCATCTTGTCAGACATGCCCACAAGGCTATAACATAACTCCATGTACTCCTTGTGTGTGCCGTACGGTAAGACATTGCCAAGTCGTGCCGGATTGATTATGTCAGAGCCTTTAAACTGCTTATTTGCTCTGATAGTGTTTTCTGCCCTCAGGAAATTTAACAAGTAGTTTTTTATGCCCGTGATTGGTCCGGATAAATAAATTCTTTTTCTTGTCATTCGTTAATCACCGTCCTGTATATTGCTGTTTTTCCATCTTTTGACTTTAAAATAACCATCCTGGGAAAGCCATGATTTACCCAGTCGCAAGGATTGTACTCTGCTTTTTCAACCACAAGACCAGTCTTATGACCTTCCTCACACTTTTTCGCTTGCTTTCGGTCGCTAAAGTCGCTACCACATATTTCGCAACGATAAACTATACGTTCCTCCATTACTCTTTCTCCTTTATCTCCAGCCAAAATCCTTCAATTCCATCTTTTTCATAGCAAAAATCTGTATCATACCTCTCAGCTTCGTACTCGTGCATCAGCTCTATTAAGTCGTCAGAATCTTTGCACCTGATGTATCTAACTTCGTTCATTCTTTTCCTTCTCTCCCTCAAAACTTCTGTATCCGCCTTTTACCCTTGCATCCAGCTCGTCTATGTAAGCCTCCATTATCTTGCAGGCTATAGGATAGCTTGAATAATTCGTCTCAACATATTTCATTAAGACCTGCATAGACTTTGCAACCTCGTCTTTATCCGATTTTTCATCAAACTCCCTTGCCGACTTCCACCAGTTGTTATGAATGTCGTTTATCATCACAATTAT